AAATTAATACATTCCTGTCCATCTTGATAGATTGACGGGGCTTCGTATGATGGGCCAATAAATCCAAAATCCGGCATAAAGCCCCTTTTATCTTAAGAAACCGCCAGTTAAAATCCATCCAGCATCTTTTTGGCGACCAACTAACAAAGCATCGCTAAATACAGANGCTTGTAATGGGCGCATATTAGTGCGTTTTAATGTCGCTTTTGAATCAGCGGCAAATTTANTAATCATTGCTATTTGCGTAGGTGAAGCTTTNCCATACATAGGCATTAAACGTTCAGCCAAACACCANCGTAAACACAATTCAAAACCTTGTGGCAAAACAATATTGTCATTAATTGTGGAATAACGNGTAAACAATGTNTCTGCAAATATGTGCATTTCGCCTTGTGATGGATTAGGCCATACATAAATGTTNCCTAATGGGTCAGAAGGTTGGTAATACATTGCTTTTGGCCAAGGACCTGATAAGGTCTTTAANCCAATCATTTCATAATTTTCCAAGTTGAGTACGGCAACTGGGTAGTCAAGGCCCCCGTTAACAATAGGAGTGCCATTAGAATTAGTGTTAATACGCACAAAGCTAGACTGAATAGCAAGAGGGCGCTGATAATACCCACTAATGGATGTTGAACTAACCGTTTGAGGTATGTTAAGGATATACGTACCCACTTCTGTAACGTTAGTACCAGCACCAGTACCAAATGCAACAATTGTTGTTCCATTAGATATTCCTGTTCCAGTAAGAGTTTGCCCTAATGTAATTGCGCCCGATTGAATAGAAGTTACAGTCAATACATTACCGGTAATAGAACCAGTAAAATTGGCGCCTATTGTGCCGCCAGGTCCAATGGTGTATTGAATTTGTCCTGGTGTAATTGGAAAAACAATTTCAGTCTTATAAGTGACCATCATGGATTCGTTTGACCATTGGTCAATCATGCCATTCATCATTATTAAGGCATCTTGGGCGGCTTCAGGCGATGGGGTTTCACCAGCTTCTAATGCGCCAATGTCTTTTAATGCACCACTAATAATGTCAATTGGCTGGGTCATATTATTCCATCGTAAAAGTTAAAGCATTTATAGCAGTAATCCATGGAAGTTCGACATTTTTGTCTGATTCCAAATCTTTTAATTGCTTTTCTAGGTTCAATTTTATTGCGTTTACATCATCTTGGGTAGTATCTTTTTCTAACCATTGAAACAAATCTTGCTCTTTAATTTCTTCAAAAGATTTGTTAACAATTCCTTCAGAAAACGTGTGATTACCTTCTGATTCAACTGTATTTGTTCCGTCAGTAGCAAAAAGTAAATAATTAACGCTTTTGCATCCTTCAGAAATAGATAGAATCTTCCAATTAAAATTTATCATGCTAATGAAACCCAATTTTTGCTGGCTTCATCCCACTTGTGTGGACCACCAGTTGTAGGTAGTTCTATTGGTGGTGTCCATAAATTATTTACCAATACCCAGCTTGGGAATGGTTGTGGCGCAGTAAATACGCCATTTTCATAAGTAAAGCCTGGTCCAGCTATATCTGACTGTACGGCTATATGACTATCATCAAAAGCCGGTGGTGGATTACTAGGTTGTGATTCATATTCAATAACATTGACTACTAAACCATTTTGAATAATTGCATATCTTTGCATTTTTTACCCTTAGAAATAAGCAGTAACAGAAATCCAACCTGAACCACCAGCACCGCCAGCCGGAGCATTGCTTCCTGAACCACCAGCACCGGCCGCACCACCAGCACCAACTGCATAAGAATAAGTAGCGGCTGGGGAAGTAATGAGGACTTTAATAAAGCCACCTGAACCACCGCCGGTACCTGAATAACATTGGGCTACATCATTGCCTGTACCACCACCGCCACCGCCTGAACCAGTATTTCCAGCGGCCGCACCACCACCACCAACATAAGTTGAACCGGCTCCAGCACCGCCATAAGGTGAACTGCCACCAGTTCCACCGGAAACTGTGTAATTTATATTTCCACCGGCAACAAAAGCACTACCACCACCAGTTGCACCTACAAAAGCACCTAAACTTGTACCAGTACCAACGGTAACAGAACCGCCTGAACCACCAGTTCCACTCCAAGGAACGGGTCCACCGGCACCAGCCGTACAAGTGTTTGAACCAAAAGTTGTGCTTCCACCAGCAGTTCCAGCATGGAATGAACCAGTACCGCCACCGCAACCACCACCACCGCCGGCAACCATTTCTACAATTAAATATTTGGCATTAGTTGGTGTTGTATATGTGCCTGAACCGCTTGAATAAGTGTTAATAACTGGAACCGCATGGCTTACTTGTGTTGAACCATCGGCAAAAGTTAATCCAGTTGCGCCTAATGTATGACCAGTAGTAGTCAAAACACCAGTATTTGGAACAAAACTCATCTTCGTAGATGAAGTTGTTGCCGCATTGTTACCACTACTATTTGCAGATAAAACTGGATACCAAGTAGAACTAGAACTTGTATTGTCAGTAATTGCTATGTTTGTTGCATTTGTTGCAGTTGTAGCGGTTGTTGCACTAGTAGCAGTTGTAGCAGTTGCCGCATTACCACCAATAGATAATCCTGAAGCAGTACCGGTTAAATTGGTTGCTACGCCGCTAGATGGTGTACCTAATGCACCACCGTTGGTTACAAAAGCACCAGCAGAACCTACGTTTACGGCTAAAGCAGTTGCTACACCGGTTCCTAAACCACTAATTCCAGTAGAAACTGGTAATCCAGTAGCATTAGTAAGAACTGCGGCAGAAGGTGTACCAAGTGCCGGAGTTGTAAAACTTGGGCTTGTGGCCAAAGCTACTACGGTTCCTGTGCCGGTTGTGGAATAACTTGTACCCCATGCGCTACCAGTTGAATTAGCAATACCAGCACCAGGATAAGTCATTGTGGCGGTATTTGTAATTGTTACGCCACCAGTAGAAGCAGAAACGCTAATTCCTGTACCGCCAGTTAATGATGTAACACCAGTATTTGCAATAGTAATTGAACCGGCCGCATTGGTAATGCCAATTGCGGTTCCAGCGGTCAATGTTGTACGAGTAAACCCTGTACCATTTCCAATATCTAAAGCGCCATTTGCTGGGGTAGTAGAAAGCCCTGTACCGCCGTTTGCGATGCCAAGAATACCAGTAACGCCAGTTGTTAATGGAAGGCCCGTAGCGTTTGTTAAAACACCGCTTGCTGGAGTTCCTAATGCTGGGGTAATAAATGTAGGACTATTAGCAAATACTAAAGCGCCTGAACCAGTTTCATCAGTTACAGTTGCGGCTAAATTGGCAGAAGTTGGCGTTTGCAAGAAAGTCAACATTCCTGTTGCCAACCCAGTTACATTACCAATTGCTGGTGTAATAGTTGTATTGGTTACAGAAGTAATTTGACCTTGTGCATTTACGGCAAATACTGGGGTTGCAGTAGCAGAACCATAAGTGTTAGCGGCAACGCCTGTATTAGTAATGCTAAATTGATAGCCGGATAAAGTTAATCCAGTACCAGCGGTATATGTTGAAGAAACGCTAAAGTTGCTCCATGTCATTGCAGTTGTGCCAAGTGTTCCACCTGGTTGTGCCGTGCAATACCATGCTGAACCAGCTTGACCGCCAAATTCCACAAATACTAAAGCGCTTACATATTGTGACCAAGTTGTAGAACCAGTTGCATAAGTCCATGCACCGCTATTTACTTGATAAATACCATTTTGTGCGTTATTTGTTTGGTTTTTAACTAATACTGTATTGCCAGCAACAAGACTTACTGTATCAACAGTTTGTAATCCTGATAGGGTAATGTTTGTTGTTGTGGCCGCAGTAACAGGGTTTTTCCAACTAATTCCAGCGGCATAAGCTTGCAATGTCAAATAATTAACAATATCAGTTGGATTAGAAGCGTTTGTGCTAATAGTTCCAGTTGTAGTGCTGATATTGGTAAAAGCACCAGTTGAAGGTGTAATTGAACCAATTGGACTGCTATCTAACGTACTATTTGTGATTGCAAGTCCTGATTGAACAGGGTTAGCAGTCGCATAAAACGGCTTACCTTGACCAATAAAAGTATTAAAACTGCCATCAACGTTGAAATACGCTTGAACTGGCAGTAAATTCTGTACCGCAGAATTTGATGGTGTAGTCATACTAGACCTTAATAAGCGATGCAGTTGACTAGAACAATGTCCCCAGCAGTCATGTTAGCGGCCGCACCAGTAGTAACTGAATAGCTTGTAAAAGTTACTGAAGAAGCGGTGCTTCCTGTCAATTGTAAAAATACAGCATTACCGCTAGTAACGTCTGCCGCAAATCCTAACCATCCATTAGGTGCAGTAGGAAGGTTAATTGTTCCATTAGCCGCACCACCAGTACCAACAGTTACTTTAAAACAAAATGTGTTGCTAGCAAGAATAGAAGGATTTGTACCCCAACCAGAACCTAATGTTGGGTTTGCACCAGAAATTACTAAATTGCCTTCAATACTTAAATTAGTAGCATTTAATGGTGTTTGTAATGCGTTTCCGCCTTGACCAAAAAGACCCAGGCAGTTGCCATTGGCATCATATTCGGCCTGTACGGGCAAAAGATTGATTACTGAACTATTTGCTACGCCTGGGTTTGCCATAATTATTTCCTTACGATTGGTCTGCCATTGGCATTACATACAAAGTTCCAGAAGTACCGATAGTGGTAATGCTGAAAATTTGTGGTACTGCAATGACTGTAGGTTGGGACATTGCTACGCCCAATACAAATGATTGACTGCTATTCCCGCCAGTTGGCAAAACCGCCGCTGGTGCTGAACCAACCCCTTGAACTACTGGGGTAATGGTAATAGCAACAGGGTTTGCACCAGTATTGAGGAAACCACAATAATTGATTTGGTCGTTGCCGGCTGGGGTAATAGTTACAGCAGTAGATGACGTTCCACTAACGGTAATTGCCGTTGTGGGGCCAATAAAGCGATATACCGATGTGTTAGCCATGGTTAGTCCTTAAGCGGCGTTAGTTGGCAGAATTGTGCCTTCTAAACGGTCAACAGCCAAAATGTAAGTACCGGCCGCTGGGGTTACAGCAGAACCAGAAGCATTTACAAATTGGATGCTTAATGTGTTAGCGGCAGAAACCCAAGCATTAACAATGCTGATGCTAGTTGTTTGTGCGCCATTGAATGAAAGATTTACGCAATCATTAACAACTAAGCCAGGAATGGTAAAAGTTTGGGTAACAGTTGTGCTACCGGAAACTTGTGCTGGTGTTAAAGATGGATAAACCAAGAAAGAAGCGTAGATATTTCCACGCAATACTGTAGTTTGAAGTGACATGATTTTTCCTTTAAATGAGGATGATTAATTATAAGTCCAAATAGGAAAAAAGCCACCCCTTTTGAGGATGGCTTTCCCTTTACTTCTTACTTAATTAAGCCCCAATAGGGTTTGTTAAGTTGTAGTTGCTAAAGTCGTAACCGTAAACATAAACGTCACAAGTAGCGGCCGCGCCTTGGGCGGTAGTTACACGGAAATATACGTTTTGTGTTGATTGAGTAGCAGTAGAAGCTACTGTCAATTGGTTAACAACTGTTGCACCAGTATTGCCTGAAAGCGCAGTAGAAGCCGCAACAATAGCAGTACCTTGTGCGTTAGCCGCTGGGTAAACTGCCGCAACTGCCGTTGTCAAGCTTGTAGAAGCATTGGTAACGATAAAGTTGCTAACAGAAAAGTTAGTTGTGTTTTGGATAGGGATTGCGTTATCGCCAGTAGCGTTAACGTTTACACCAGTCAATACACCTAACAAACGGATAGCTTGGTTAGTAGCTAGATTTGATGGATGAATCGTTTGGGTTGATGCTGGTCCTGGATTGCTCATGATTATTTCCTTTAATTTGGTTTAAAAAAGTGGGGTTTTTAGGCCCCACTAATTAATGCTTACGATGCAACACGGCAAGCGAGTTCTGGGTAGAGTGGCGCCCAGCCGTACAACACATCCAAACGAGTAGGAATACTATCGTTATTGATGGTGTATTGGCGCACGACACGCATACTCAAACCAATTTCCTTATCAGATGCACGACCAGCAAAGTGAACGCCTTCAGGCAACTCAAGGTCAGCTACTGCAAGCGTAAACGCATTGCGGTGCATGATGATGTTTTGTGAAGAAGTTGTACCGGTGTTATTGAAAGGATTAACAGTCTGTGAACCAGTTGAAGTTACGCTAACGTTCTGGAACTGACCAGCAGTAATAACGGCTGGGGAAACAGTAACAGAAGCAGTACCACCAGAACTGATAGACACGGCTGAAGTAACTACGAATGAACGTAGTTTGCCAGAACCGTAAGCTTGACGGTTTTGTGGGTTAACTGCATATACACCGTTGATGGTGAATGTGTCACCTTGGTTCAATGTAGCGGCCGCACTTGTAGCACCAATAGTGATGGTAGAAGTTTGTGCCCAACCTGAAGTCAAGAAGCCAGTTGCAGTTGTAACGTTACAAGACAATGTAGCACCGGAGTAGCTACCGAATGTTTGTGCCTGAACGTTTTGGTCCATTTTCCAGTTCATGCCGCCGGAATCCCGACCCATCAAGCCTTTACGATACTGTTCNCCAATTGCTTCTTGTGGAACAAACAAACCTTTCAAGCTATCAACGATAGTTGCGGATGTGAATGGCTCAACGATACAGCTACGGCGACCGTCACGTGGCGCACCTTCAGAATCAAGGTAAGCGGCGGCTGTCAAGTAGGTAATCAAACCAGTTGGTGCTGTACCAGCGGTACCAACGATGTTAGCGGTATTGTTTTTAGCCATCAACAAACCATCACGGTCCATTTTATTTGCAATAGTTGCTACAGCGGGTTTCAAAACTCTGTCCGAAAACATATCCAAAGACAATGCCAAATCTTGTGTTGTGAACTGGGTCGCAACTTGGAATTGAGTTGTCAATGTAACTGGTACAGAAGTTTCGTTAAAATCCTCGACCGAAAGGGCGGGACCTGTCGCACCAACGAAACGTCCAGGACGTCTTACGTTAACGGTTGCGCCAATTTTTCCACCAACGACAGCGAACTGATCGTCATAATTGCGGTCAACTTCAGAAGTAAAAGTTAATTCGTTTTCGAGGACCATTAGGGCCTCATTAGTAATTTTTGAAATCGTCAATAAATTATTTGCCATGATACTAATTCCTTTAAGGATAAATTAAATTGTTACCTTAACGAATCTTTCCTAATTTGCGGCCGGCTTTCCAAGCTTGATAGTCGATTTGTTCGCCATCTGTATAAACGCTTTGACTGCCAGTCCCACGAATAGGATTAATAGGTTTCGGTGCATTAGACTTCACCGCAACAGGCTTACTCTTAGCTGGTTCTTCGGCTTGCACCTCAAACTTCGCTTCCAACTTACCAATCATTTTCAAAGCTTGTGCAGTAGATAGGTTTGCAATCTTGGCGCCCAGTTCATCATCTGAAGCTAATTCATACAGAATCCGTGGACCAACATCACTTTCCAAAATTGCATCACGTACTGCATCGTTTACAGCAACAGTTGATGATGCAATCATATCTTCGTAATCCGGTACTTCAGCTTTAACAGCATCAAGCTTTTCTTGCCAGGTTTTTAATACTTCCTGTTGTTTAGCTTGCTCTTGTTGTTGCCTTAATTCCCTATCACGTCTTGCTACTGCTTCATTTGCTGACCATTCGGCTAACGCTTCAGCGTATTTAAACGCATCGGGAAAGTCGTCAGGTTGTGGCTTTGTATTGACCTCATTCGTTTTCTTATTCGATTGCTGTCCTTCTAAAGCTTGCAAACGGGCTTCCAGCGCTTCCCTAGCGGCACGTTCTTGGGCGGCTGATTCTTCTGCCGCTTTACGTGCTTTGGTCAACTCTGAAAACCGCTTTTCCAACTTGGGGTTGGGTTTTCGTTCCTCTGTTTCGGTCGTTTCCTGTTCAGTAACGGCTGGTTCACTCTGACCTTCTTCGGCTACTGGCTCTGAAACTGGAGTTTCCTCAACGGTTTCAGCCGCAGTTTTAGCCGGTTCGGTAGCTAAACCTAACTTGTTAACATTCCATTCAACTACATTTTCACTTGTTACAACGTTTGATGCCAAACGTTCTGCTACATTTGCTTCTGACATGGATAACTCCAAGATTTGACCCGCTGAACCCAACGGTAGGTTGTGACTATATTACAACACTTTATTGTGGTTGTGCAATATTTCCTTGTCCTAATCCGACATTTGCTTGACCCATATATTCGTATTGTTCACGGTTACGGGCGGCAATTTCTTTTTCAAGACGATTGGTGTCCAAATGGTGTAACAAAAGTTCCATAATGGCATCAATTTCCATTTTATTTTGGCTAGTGATTGACCGTGTGTTCTGGTCATGCACTTTAACGCCGGCATTGAGAATTGCCCTTTGGTCCTCATGGGATTGTTTAACTTGTTCAATATCTTGGCGTTGTTTAATCATCATCTGTAATTGCTGATTTTGCTGGCCCATTTGTTGCAATGCTTGTTGCATCTGCTGAATTTGCATTTGAACTTGTGGTGGTATCTTGGATTGGTCGTCAATTTTGGCCAATGGATTGATAGAAGCAAGGCGGTCTGCAATAACTTCTGCACCTGGGAAGTCCATATTTCTAAATACTAGGTCACCAATCTGCCCAAATAGGTTCGGATTAGCAGTTAAAGCGGCCATCATGGATTCCACGGCTTCTTGGCGTTTAGTGCTAAATCCAGGGCCGGTTTCCATCACAATGTCATATTCACCAACGGTTACGTCATTTAAAACCTTATCTACTCCGTTTTCGTCCTTGCCTTGCTGATTAATAGTAATGATTTTGGGTTTTCCATCCTCACCAATAATCCGCATAACCCGTTCTTTATCGTAAATCTTGGGGATAAGGTCAAGAATAATGCGGCCAGTATGGGCAATTGAACGTGTCAAATTGTCGTAGTAATGGTAATTAGTCATGTCAACTTGCATCTGTTGACCTTGTAATGCTTTACCGCTAATATTGCCTTGTGGTAATTGGCTTGGGTCAAAAATACCTACAACTGCCATCAAGTCAGCATTAATTCCAGCGGCCGCCGCCATAATTCCGGCTGGTGGTTGCTCTGGTGCCTGGCGTATTGGGGGTGGTGCTGGCTGGCCATCGGTATCTGTTTGTTTGTAACGCAGATAAGACATGGCTTTGGTATTGGCTTGCGCCCATTCGTTTTCATGTCCTTCGTCTTGTCCTTCAGCCATAATCCATTTGGCTTTGGGCGCAAGTGCCACGGATTCAGTAATGGATGTAACCCAGAAGTTGTACATTCTTTGTGGGTCTTTAGCCATGCGAACTAGGCCAAATTTCTTACGTTTGCCTTCAATAACCAATTGCTGACCATAAGTAGGCACGATAGGGATATATTTACCAGCCCATTTGCCTTCTTCAAGGATTTGCATACCAGTTAGCTTGCACCAATGAATTTCTTTGCGCCAAGAACTACGTCTAGACACTTCATAAATGCCAGCCATTTCTAATACTTTTTCGCTTGGCATTTCATCTTCATAAATATGGGAACCGTCTGACAATAGAATTAAGTCTGCATTAACAATTTTGGTATAAAAATATTCAGCAAGGCGAATATCTTCTTTCATTACCCATTCTGCATCGCTATCGCCTGTACCACGCTGGGTAAATCCGCTTCCATCTTCAGCGCCAGGGTACATTGCCCTGAAGTTTTCTTTAGGAATTACCGTTGTGATTAACACTTTTTCAGCATCTGAACCGTCAGGTAGCACCGAATTGGGGTCAAAATATACGGTAAAAGGGTTATCAATCGTGTCAATGCAAATTTCTTGGTCAAATGATTTTTCATTTACATATCGTGTGTTTACACGCCAAAAACCCCAACCCATACGAACCGCTGATTCATAAGCTGTGTCATATGCGTGATCTGCATTAGATTGATTTTCAATGTGACGACACATTCCAGTAACAATATCGGCTAGTTGTTCGTCAGTTTGATTATTCATCCCATGGGCTTTCATCCGTGGGCGTTGCTGTCTTTGCTGGTTACATAGTTGACGGATATACGCATCAACCTTATTAATAGTTAAACAAGGGCGTGATTCCACGCTACGGCTATTTTGGATTTCTACTGGCCATTGGTCGCCGCCAGCAAACTTTAAGTCATCTAATGCTTCTGAACGGTTATTAGTATCGGCATCTGCCGCAAAACGTAGGAATTGCTTTGCATCGTCAATTCTAGGGTCATAATCATCGTATTGCGTTTCAGCCATAATCTATCCCATCCAACTAGATTGAACGTGGGGAACCGTCCTTTTGGGTGGTTTCCTTGGTTCGTTAATCATTAATCCTATGTACCTGAAAGCATCGGCCCCGTTAGAGTAATAATCGTGAAGTGGCTTCTGACTAAATTGCTTCGTTTCGGGGTCAACATCATATCGGTAATGTCTTAAGCATTGTAAGCCTTCTTCACAATTTTGCCTATCAAAATAGCATTTGCTGAAGATTGTTCGTGCCGCATTTATTGAATCTGAAACTGGAACACGGTCTAAAACTTTTGTCATTATTCCTGTTTGTCGTACAATTTCCTCTATGGAACGACCAGTTCCTAAGGACTTTGCTTTTGCATCGTGTGGCAACCAGATGGTATCAATCATGTAACCAAATGATTGGATTTTTGCCAACCAATAGCTAATTGTCTGTTGTCTATCTTCCAAGTATCGAATAAGCCTTGTTTCAGTTGGGTATAGTTGGACAAACCACACCGCTGTATGGTCATTCCACCCCAAATCGAACACAATATGAACGCCCTTGGTAGCATCATAAGGCACATTGCATATGCGGCCTTGTAATTCAGCCATAGTCATTTCTTTAGCAAAGATGGCACCGTCAATAGTCTGGCGTGGAATACCTTCCCATACGTTGTTATACGCTTCTGGGTCACGTGCCTGAAGCTGTCGGCGTTCTATATCCAACACTTCCGGAAAGTATGGATTGTCACTCCAATTAAGCTTAGTAACAATGGCGTTATCTGGCGGATTTAATACAAAGCGCTTATAAGTTTCATCCGTGGGTAGTTCTGGGTTAAAGCTTATCCAGATTTCGCTGTTTTCTTTACGGATAGTAGGTATCAAAACACCCCAGGACAGGGAACTTACGTTGTTGGCTTCCTCTACCCAGCAAATATCAATTCCTTCGATAGATTTTAGACCGTTGATATTGTTTTTTATGCCGGCAAAGATGAACTCCGAACCGTTGATACCCCTAATGGTGTTTTGGGTGATTTCATAATGGGCTTCTAATCCCATGGCATAAATTTGGTCACTTAGTAGCTTGTGAACAGAATCCTTAATGCTGGTCTGAAACTCACGGGCGCATAAAACACGAATAGGGCTTTTAATGCCTTTAATCAATAGCGCACGGGAAATTCCCCAAGATTTTGCACCCCCACGTCCACCGTACAGGATTCTATAGCGTGATTGCTTGGGTTCAAATAAGCATCTTAATTTGGCTGGAAACCGTTCCCTAGCAATGGCATCTTTAATCTGTTGTGATGGTTCCATCAGGTTCCACGAACGTTATTACTACGCCAGTCTTTAGTTCAGCACCATTAGGTCCTTGGATTTCTTGAATGGCGATTGCCTTGCCATCCAGTCTATCCGCTACTTCTTTTACGGCCCATGCTTCACCGGCTTCTGCTTGGTCAAGAACTTTATCTACTATCTTGGCAATCTTCTGGGGATTCTGGGCTAATGCCCTACGCATGGCATCTAGAAATGGCTTATTCTTGCTGGCGTTATTATTGCCAGGCTGTCCACCCCTTGAATTATTCGTTTGTTCGTCCATATTCTTGAATTATAAATACTTTTTGTGGTATTTACGCAACAGGTTGTTCAGTTGATACTACGGTAATATCTTCTGGTTTTACTTGTACTGGCTGACTAGCTAAATGGTCATCCACTTGCTGTTTAGCACTTGCATGAAGCTTTGTATATAAAGCCATGACTGCTTCCATAGGCAATTTTTGTAATCCAGCAAGGATTAGTTCCATTTCTTTTACAGAATGGCTAAATTCCAGTTGTAATGTTTCTAAACTCATTTTTTCTTACCTTTCTTTTTTTCTGCTTCACGTTTTTCGGAATATGCTATTGCTACTGCTTGTTTGACTGGACGTCCAGCCTTAACTTCGGTGGCCACGTTCTTTTTGAAGGCGGCGGGTTTAACTGATTTTATTAGGGGCATGATTAACAGTTCCAATTTTTAAGTGATGCTTTAGCCCGTTCTGCTGGGCCTTTTGCTTTCTTTACTACACCTTCCATTCTTGCACAAAATGATGCCTTACGACCCTTATCCTTCTCATTCTTTGGGTTTGGTGCTGGGGCTTTTAGATTACTACCGTTCTTGGCGTTATATTCAGCACGGCCTTTAGCAGTCATACCGGCGCCCTTATCGGTAGGGTTGTAGGTCTTTCCCTTGCCAGTTGTTTTATGGGCAATTGGTTTGTCGTGTTTTTTAGTAGCCATTATGGTTTCTTTGCAGTCTTAGCAGATTCTTTAAATGCTTTAGCTGTTGGTGCGCCCTTACTTCCAGGC